TGGTGCATGAAGCTACATCGTCAAACCCGAAGTTCTCTGGTCCCGCTGGTCCGGAGGTTGATACGTTTACGTACACGCTTTCAGTTAAGTCTGAAATGGCTCCGGGTAAAGGTACACTGTTGGCAACCATCAAGTACAAGTGTCCAGAGGGGGATAGAACGGTCACCTATCCACGGCACAAGAACCTTAACTTTGACCTAGTGAGCAACTGATGGCACCTCTAATCGCGGGAATCGTTTCTTCCCTGATCCAGAACAACCTGCCAAAGGTCGCGCAAGCGGTGGTGGACAAGGGTCTGGACTACGTGCAGGAGAAGACCGGGCTGGAGCTCAAGCCTGACATGAACGCAGAGGAAGTCAAAGCTCTGCGCGAAGCGGCTCAGAAGCACGAAGAGTTCAAGATCGAGCAAGCCAACAAGAACACGGCGGACGCTCGGGCGATGCAGGTGGTTGCGCTGGGTCAGGACGACAAGTTTGCCAAGCGGTTTGTGATGTATCTGGCGACCTTTTGGTCGATTACTGCGGTGACCTACATTTTCTTCATTACCTTTGGAACCATCCAAGAAAGCAACGTGCGCTTTGCTGACACTATTCTTGGCTTCCTGTTGGGTACAGTGGTAGCGACCATCATCAACTTTTTCCTTGGATCGAGCGCAGGCAGCAAGGAGAAGACTGAAACCCTTGCGGCAGAGCTTAAAGAGCAGAAGAGGTAATCATGGCTAAGACGCCTGCGTGGACTCGCAAGGAAGGGAAGAACCCGAAGGGTGGGTTGAACGCCAAAGGCCGCGCCAGCTACAACGCTGCCAATCCGGGCAAGCCGGGGCTGAAGCCTCCTGCTCCGAACCCCAAGACTGAGAAGGATTCCAAGCGCCGGAAGTCGTTTTGCGCCAGAATGTCGGGGATGTCCGGTCCGATGAAAGATGCGAAGGGACGACCGACCCGCAAGGCGCTGTCGCTCAAGGCGTGGAACTGTTGAGGCGCTTAAATGGAAATGATGATCTGGAACATCATCCTTACAGCCCTAGTCGGGGTGATGGGAGTCTTCTTGAAAGGCAAATTTGACGAGCTCGGCCGTTTGGGGATCCTCTTGAACAAGACTCGCGAAGAGATGGCCCGTGAGCATGTCACTCGGAAAGAGGTTGACGACCGCTTTGACAGGATCGTCAACCACGTAGACCAGCGGTTTAACCGTCTGGAAGCCAAACTGGACGAAATGCGAAAGGCAGGGTAACGAGATGAAAGAGCAGATGAAAATGGTGAAGAAAGGCGGTAAGATGGTGCCGTCTTTTGCCGCCGATGGTGTGGGCAAGATGAAGAAGGGCGGCATGGCCGACAAAATGGGTCGTGCCATGAAGACCAAGACGGCCGATGCAAAGGGTCGTGCCATGCACAAGATGCCTGACGGCAGCATGATGCCCGGGGCCTCGCACGGCATGAAGAAGGGTGGTTCCGTTATGAAGAAGGGGAAATAATCATGGCTGGACGTGGAATGGGCTGCGCGACGCGTGGCGGTGGGGCCGTGGGCAGTGGTCCGAAAAACAAGATGGTGTTTGAGACGAGCCAGAACACCGGCCCGGTCATGATGGCGACGGGTGGTGCGGTCAATCAGCACAAGCGCATGGCCATGGGCAAGCCCATTGGCATGATGGGCGGCGGCATGATGTCCAAAGGCTACGCTGCGGGCGGCGCTGTCAAGAAAATGTCCAAAGGCATGATGGCGGGCGGTAAGCGCGCAAAATAATGGCCTACCTCATCAGCAACATTCCGTACTTCAAGTGCTGGGTTAGACGCGAGTTTACCCACATGCACCAGAAGTACCATGGCGAGTATTTGCACGCAAATGTCATTGCGGTAAATGCCATGCCGGATCGTTGCTTGAGTTTTCAGATCGTATTTACCGGGTGTGAAAGCTTGGTAGATGACTCCGAAAACGTGCATGGGGGAGCAATGTGGGCGCGTATGCCTATCACAGCGCTGGTGGGGGACATACCATTGGAGGAGTGGCCAGAGCGTATGCCTACGCACTTGGCACAGCCTTGGGACTGTCCTTCACACCACCACACTGTGGTGAAGTTTGCGAGAACCAGCCCCAGTCCATGGCTGTGCAAGATTGACGGCGAGTTTCACACTGGCAGGTATCTGTTTACTGTGGACTACTCGGAGAGCGAGGTAGCTGATTGCCCTGCACAGCACAAGCAAAGTCATGTACTAATCTTGACCGATGCGGGCAAGTGGACAGGGAACATTGTGGCGCTGCCAAACAATCGCGTCCGGGTCACAAGCCCTGCGTTTTGGCAGACAGGAGAAGGGGCCCCCGACTTCAGGCCGAGTCAGTGGACACATTGTGCGGAGCAGGACGACTCGTACATGGATGCGCAAGCAACATTTAATAACCTGTACAGCAAATGACTACTTCCGGCACCACCACGTTTGACCTCTCGATTGATGACCTCGTCGAAGAGGCATTTGAGCGTTGCGGGATGCGCCCGCAGAGCGGATATCAGCTCAACACGGCGCGCCGCTCGCTCAACTTGCTTTTCTTGGACTGGGCCAATCGCGGGTTGAACCTTTGGACCATTGAGCAGGCGACCTATACGCTGACTCAGGGGAACAATGAGATCACATTGGCCTCGGATACGGTCAACGTGCTCGAAGCCATCATCCGTCAGAACAGCCAAGGCATCAATACGGACGTCTACATCGAGCGGATCAGTCGGGAAGACTGGTTGAACGTCCCGGACAAGACCTCGCAGGCCCGTCCTGCACAGTTCTATGTGCAGCGCGCCAACACGCCGAAGGTGTTTTTCTATCCGGCAGCGGATCAGACGTACACGTTCGTGTACTACCGGATTCGGCGCATCCAAGATGCGGGGGACTACACCAACACGACGGATATCAACTTCCGTTTTCTGCCGTGTCTGGCGTCCGGGCTGGCCTACTATCTGTCCCTGAAGTTTGCGCCTGAGCGGACGCAGGCCTTGAAGGCCATCTACGATGAGGACTTCCAGCGAGCTGCCCTTGAGGATCGTGACACTGCCAGTGTGCAGTTTGTTCCGGATCTAGGGATATGACGTGGCATACGCGACCGGAAAGTACTCACTAGCCCTTTGTGATTACTGTGGGCAGCGGTATCCGTACAACATCCTGCGCAAGAACTGGCAGGGCTACATGGTTTGCCCGGATGATTATGAGCCCAAGGAACCGCAGCTTGAGCCGCTAAGATATCGAGGGGACGCGATCGCGCTGCGTGATCCTCGGCCCGATCGTATTGAGCCTGTGTCGGTGTTTGTTGGAGCGCCCGGCTTTACCGCCTTCCAGAGTTTTGGCAGCGCGCGCGGGACGAATGACATGCGGCCCTATGTCGAGGGACAAGCCTTGATTGCTCAGGGCGTCGTTGGATCTGTCACAGTGAGCACATCATGACCTACGACGAGCTCGTCACGAACATTCGCAACTACACCGAGGTGGGGAGCAACGTCTTCACTGCATCGGTGATCAACACGTTTATCACGATGGCGGAGAATCAGATCCTTCGCGAGATCGATCTGGACGTTTTCAAGGTTGAGGTTGCGGGCAATCTGACCTCCGGGAACAAGTTCTTGGCCGCGCCGTCGGGCATCCTGACGCATCGGTACATGATGATCACGGTGTCGGGGGATCAGATCTTTTTGGACTTCCGGGACACCTCCTTCATGAAGGAGTTCTGGCCGGACGGATCTGCTACAGGTGTTCCAAAGTACTATTCGGTTTGGGATCAGGACACGTTTTACGTGGCTCCGACTCCGAACTCCGGATACGTCGTCGAGCTGGGGTACATCTATCGCCCGGTGCAGTTGTCTTCCGCGAATCCGACGACATGGATCAGCCTGAATGCGCCGGAGGCGCTGTTGTATGCGTGCTTGGTTCAGGCGTACAGTTACACGAAGGGCCCGGGGGATATGTTGAACTACTTCAAGGGTGCCTACAAAGAGGCGCTCCAAGGGCTGGGCATTGAGCAGCAAGGCCGTCGTCGTCGTGATGAGTATCGCGACGGCATGATTCGTATCCCTGTCAAATCGGAGTCACCCGGACCATGATTTCTGTTCAATCCCCTGTTTTGTTGGGTGGTGTACAGGTCGCCACCACGGCCGCGCGAGGCTGGACGCCTGAGGAGCTCGCGCAGCGGGCCGCTGACAAGATTGTGTTTGTCGGAGACCAGTCGCATCCGGCGGTACAGGCTCAGGCGCGTGCATTCAAGGAGCAGGTCAAGCAGGTTGTCCTGTTCTATCTGAAGGAAGCGGTCCAGCAGGACCGTGCAACCATTGCAAATAGGCTGGGCCAAGCCGGACATGCGGATTTGCGCTCAATTTTGGAGGACTAACATGGCATTCACCGGCAATTTTATGTGCACCAGCTTCAAGGTTGAGCTGATGAGGGCAGTGCACAACTTCACGGCCAGCACGGGCAACACGTTCAAGCTGGCGCTCTACGACAACAGCGCTTCGTTTACGGCGGCGACTACGGCCTACACCTCGACCAACGAGGTGGGGGCGTCTGGAACGTACTCTGCGGGCGGCGGAGCGTTGACCAATGTGACGCCGACGAGCTCTAGTACGACTGCGTTCACGGACTTTGCGGACTTGTCGTTTACCAGTGCGACGATCACGGCCTTTGGCGCGATGATCTACAACGACTCAGCAGCGGGCGACCCTTCGGTCTGTATTTTGGACTTTGGCGGGGCGAAGACTTCGACGGCTGGGACGTTCACCATCATCTTCCCGACTGCCGATGCAAGTAACGCGATCATCCGGATTGCTTAAAGGTAGATCATGGCCCTTATCGTCAAGGATCGTGTAAAGGAAACCACGACAACTACCAGCACGGGTACTTATACGCTTGCAGGTGCGGTGACGGGGTTTCAATCGTTTGCCGTTGTAGGTAACGGAAACTCCACCTATTACACGGTCACTGACGGCACGAACTGGGAGGTCGGTGTTGGGACGTATACGTCATCCGGTACGACTCTCAGCCGTGACACGATCCTTGCGTCGAGCAACAGCGGATCAGCAGTCAACTGGGGTGCGGGTAGCAAAGATGTATTCCTGACCTATCCGGCAGAACGAGCCGTGTTGGTGGACAACAATTCCGAAATTGTTCCTGCGACATCAGCAAGTCTGGTTGGCAACACCACCACGATCCAGCTTCGATACAGCAGCATACCCGGAGCAGTTCCGACCGCTCTTAGCCTGTCTGCTGGTGAGTTGGTGGTCAATACCGCTGACGGGAAACTGTACTTCTTGGACAGTTTGAACGCAGTTCAGGTTCTGGCTCAAATTAATCAAGCCACAACCGATGGGGTTGAAACGCTTACCAACAAGCGGATTACCCAACGCTGCAACGCTCAAACCACTACAGCATCCCCGTTTGCTTGGAACAGCGACAGTTATGATCAACAGAGCTTTTCGGCCCTAGCTAATGCGTTAACAATCAACGCGGATGCTGGAACGCCGACTGATGGTCAGAGAGCAGTATTTCGGATCAAGGATAACGGGGTTGCTAGAGCATTGACTTGGACGACCGGAGTTAGCAAAGGATTTCGCGCTGTCGGGATAACGCTGCCTACAACGACGGTGATCAACAAGACAGTCTATGTGGGATGCATTTACAACATTGCAGATTCCCGTTGGGATGCTGTCGCAGTAGCTCAAGAGGCTTAAACAATGAAGATCGACTTTCAATTTGAGACCCCTCATGGCAAGTTCGCTGATGCTCTGCATCTTCCGGACGATCACACGTTCACGGAAGCAGAGATCCAAGCCATGAAGGAACAGCGCCGGGACAACTGGATCGCTATTGTGACCGCGCCTCCGGTTGAGGAGGTGCAACTCGAGTACATCGAGATCGATGGCGTCAAATATGTGAAGGCGTAGTTATGGCCGACAGGTACTGGGTTGGCGGGACGGCAAACTGGGACGGCACTGTCGGTACCAAATGGGCTACTACGTCTGGTGGTGCTGGCGGCGCTTCTGTTCCTACCAGTGCGGATGATGTGTTCTTCACGAACCTCTCCACCGGCACCTGCACGATCTCATCCGGCAACACCGGAGCAAAGTCGATCAACTGTACTGGGTTCACAGGAACTTTAGCGGGTAATTCCGGTATGACCGTGTCTGGTAGCGTCACGTTTGTAGCAGGGATGGCCGTTACTTATAACGGTATTTTAACGATTAATGGAACAGGAACGCTGACAACCGCAGGTAAAACAATCGGTCAACTTAATATAAATGGATCTGGGATCACCGTAACGCTTGGTGATGCGTTGACATCTTCTGGAACGCTGACGGTTACACAAGGCACATTTGACACTGCTAACTACAACGTCACTGCAACCTCCCTATCCTCCAGCAACAGCAATACCCGCACGATCAATCTTGGATCGTCTACGGTGACGTTGAGTTCTGGCACAGCTATCAGTTTTTCTACAAATACAAATCTCACATTCAATGCAGGTACTTCACAAATAAACTGTTCTTCCACGGCAGCAACTATTGCTGGAGGAGCGATAACCAGTACTGGAGTAACCTTCTATAATGTGTCTCTTACTTCTACAAATGGTGACACACATCAGATAAATGCGATAAACACGTTTAACAATATAACCGTAACTGGGCCGTCTTCCGCACGGGTTACACAGGTAACATTTAACTCCCGCCAAACCATCAACGGCACCCTCTCCACAACCGGCACCGCAGGCAACTGTCGCGTTTGGTTCCGCTCCTCTACCTACGGCATTGCCCATACCCTCACCATCAACTCTGCTCCCAGCCTGACCGACGCTGACTTCCGAGACATCTACGTTAGTGGCACTGCTGCACCGATCTCTGGCACAAGGATTGGTGATCTGAGAGGCATCAGAGGAATCACTGCGTCTACCCCGAAGACCGTCTACTGGAACCTTGCCGCAGGTGGAAACTGGAGCGCAAACGCTTGGGCGGCATCATCTGGCGGCGCTGTCAGCACAAACAACTTCCCGCTCGCTCAGGATACGGCTGTTATCGAGAACACGGGGTTGAATACGTCGGCTACGGTGACGCTGGACAATACTATTACTTATTTTGGCACTATCGATATGTCCACGCGGACAAATGCGATGACGCTGGCCGGATCAACTGGCTATGCAGTGTACGGAAATTGGGTGCTTGGTAGCGGGGTAACTCAAAGCTATTCTGGTACTTTGACATTTTCTGGACGCAACACACAGACCATCACCAGCGCAGGAAAAACGCTCTCAGGTGCAATCACAATTGACTCCTATGGTGGCACAGTCGAGCTTGCTGATGCGCTGAACATTAGTTCCAGCGCACTCACCGTCACGAACGGCACGTTCGACACCAAGAACTACAACGTCACTGCTGGCTCTTTGTCATCCAACAACAGCAACGTTAGGACAATTACGCTTGGGTCGAGTACGATAACAGTTTCAGGTACTTTGGATTTTACAACATCGACCAACCTAACATTTAACGCTGGAACATCAACCGTGTCGGTTGGTGGCGGTAACATTATATTTGATGGTGGCGGAAGGACATTTTACAATGTCACGTTTACGGGAACCGCTGCGTCAGTTAAAAATATCTACGGTGCAAATACTTTTAATAATTTGACATTTACTGCTCCGTCATCAGCCGGATTTATGCAGTGTTCATTTTTGGCTAATAACACTATCACCGGCACCCTCACCGTCGCCGGAGCCACAGTAGTACGCCGCATCTTTGTTCGCTCTGATACTCTTGGCACCACCCGCACCCTGACCGTTGGCACTCTATCCGCGACTGACTGCGACTTCCGAGACATCACGATAGCCGGTACTGCTGCTGGATCATCTCCGACCCGCGCTGGTGACTGCGGTGGGAACTCTGGGATCACGTTCCCTGCTCCGAAGACTGTGTACTGGAACCTTGCTGGCGCTCAGAACTGGAGTGCTACGGCTTGGGCACCGGGATCGGGTGGGTCGCCTGACATCAACAACTTCCCGCTTGCACAAGATACGGCGGTGTTCGATGAAGCTGGCAGCGTGACGGGAACGATCACAATCGATGCCTCGTGGAACATCGGTACGTTTGATGCGTCGGCACGAACAAGTGCGATGACGCTGACTACAGGATCAAATGATCCATTAGTGCATGGAGATTGGAAGTTTGGCACAGGTGTTACATCAACCAGTGCTGCGGGTAATTTAATATTTTCAAAAAGAGGCTCTCAAACCATAACCAGTAACGGCGTTACATTTGGCTGTCCATTAAATATAAATAACATTTCTGGTACGGTACAACTTGCCGACGCTTTAACACTTAACTCCGCACGATCACTGGCAATAGTGAGCGGAACGTTTGATGCAGTATCTTACAGTGTGGCGGTGGGGTTTTTTAGCGCTAGTGGCTCGACATTAAGAACATTAAAAATGGGTTCTGGAACTTGGACATTGTCAGGCACTGGTTCAATTTGGGATACTGCCACTACTTCTAATCTTAACTTCTACAAAAGCACAGCCAACATCGTCCTATCTGACACCAGTGCAACTGCCCGAACTTTTGTTGGCGGCAGTCTTTCATACAACAAACTCACCATCGGCGGTGCGACCGGCATATCGACCACAACTATCACCGGCAGCAACCAATTCACCGAGCTTGCCAGCACTAAGACCGTAGCTCACACCATCGCCCTAGGATCGACCACCCAGACCTTCGGCAAGTGGACAGTGACTGGCACCGTTGGCAACGTTGTCACCCTGACCGGAACGGGCACTTCTCACATCCTCGCAGGAGCCTGCACAGACAGCATCGACTACCTTGCCATCGGAAGCATTCGGTTTGCTGATGCCTCTCCGGGGGAGTTCTACGCTGGTGCCAATTCCACGGCTACGGGATCTCCTGCGGCTCCGACATATCTGACCGCTAAACCTGCTGACTCTACGCGCTACTGGGTCGGAGGTACAGGCAACTGGAGCGACACTGCTCGTTGGTCTACAGGCTCTGGTGGAGGCTCAGGCGCGTCTGTGCCACGCAGCCATGATGACGTTGTCTTCGACAGCCTGTCTAACGCAACGGCCTATACCGCTACGGTGAACGCCGTGACCGGCGGGATTCGGATGAAGGCTCTGACCATTGCTGGCCCAGCATCAGGAAACGTGACGCTGGCCGGATCGACTGCGATGGTCGGGATACACGGCAACGTGACGCTGCCTGCTACGGGGCTGACGAGGACTTATACGGGTGCGATCACTCTGACAGGATCAACATCAGGTAAGACGCTGACGACGAATGGCGTGGCGCTGGCGTCTGCGATTACGGTTAACGGGGTTGGGTGCGAGTGGACGCTTGGGAGTGCGTTGACTATTGGGACATCGAACAACTTTACCGTAACTAATGGGCTGATTGACTTTGACACCTACAATGTTACGGTAGGCGCGATAGTAAGTAATGGTAGCAACTCTAGAACTATTGACTTTGGGTCGTCTGTTGTATCCATTGGACTTACTGGATTGAATTTTGGAACAACTGAAACCGTTGCAGCAAACCTTACGATTGTAGCGGGAACCTCCACAATAAACATTGACAATACAAATGGTGACTTTGATGGGAACGGCAAGACCTTTCACAATGTTGCCTTTACGTCCTCGTCTGCCGGAACCCCGGAAATCCGTGGTGTAAACACATTTAACAATTTGTCATTTACTGGCGTGTTCTTTGCTGGCGTTAAAAACATCCTTGTATATGCGAATCAAACAATAAATGGAACATTAACCTTTGTGGGTGGTTCCGATGCAACCTGTCGCCAGTTTTGTAGGTCAGACACCCTCGGCACCACCCGCACCCTGACCTGTGCTGCCGTGTCCTTAGTTGACGTAGACTTCCGCGACATCACAATTGCAGGTGCTGCGGCCCCTGCTACGGGTACACGGATCGGGGACTGCAAGGGGAACAGCGGGATTACGTTTACAGCAGCAGCGAACAAGTATTGGAACCTTGCCGGAAACAACAACTGGTCTGCTACGGCTTGGGCCACATCAAGCGGGGGTTCTCCGTCTGTCAACAACTTCCCTCTGGCCCAAGACACCTGCATCTTTGAATCGACCAGCCCCGGCACAGGAGCTACGACCACCATCAATCAGTCCTACAACATCGGCACGATTGATATGTCGGCGCGTACAACTAACACGATGACGCTGGCAACAGGATCAACCACCCCGTTCATCTACGGCAACTGGATCAACGGCACTGGCACTACGCTGACGGGTACTGGAACGATGACGTTTGCTGGGCGTGGTAGTCAGACGATTACAAGTGCTGGTAAGACGTTTACGCAGGCACTTTCCGTCAACTCTCCATCCGGTTTGGTGACATTGCAAGACGCACTAATAACTTCTGACTCTCTTACATTGGTTACTGGGACATTGGATGTTAATGGCTATGTTTTAACTAACTCTTCTAGTTCTTCATTTACTGCGTCTGGTGTTTTGTTAAAGACACTTGCGCTAGGTACAGGTACTTTTACGCTTGCAGCATCTGGAGCATCTGCCTTTAATAATAGCGCAGGAACACTTACCGTCACAGGCACAGGCACAATCAGTTTAACCTCGGCATCCGCTAAGACATTCGCTGGCGGCGGCATCGCCTACACCGACATCACCCTCAACCAAGGCGGTGCTGGAACTCTGACGATCTCCGGCAACAACACGTTCAAAGACATCACCAACACCTACAAGGCGACCGGAGCTACAAACATTACTCTCGGCACGACCACCCAGCGCGTCTCTCAGTGGACAGCGGCAGGCGAATCCGGGCGGGTGCTGACGGTTCAGGGGACTTCAGCCAGTTCTCCTGCGACGCTTGTTCTGACTGGTGCAACCGATCCCAACGTTGATTATCTGACGGCTACCGGAATCAGGGCTTATGATCTGACCGATACATGGTATGTTGGGGCCAATTCCACGAACAATGGATCTTTGGGTTTGCTGTTTGAGGCTGCTCCCGCGCCGCCGACTCCGAGTGGCTCTGGAAATTTCTTCTTCGTTTTCCTTTAAGGCCAACACCTGATGTTTGGTTTTGCCACATTTTCGCAGGTACCGTTTTCTAGTCTTGGAGAAGGATCGGTAACTGTATTTGTCACGGGCGTCTCGGCCACAGGGCTGGTGGGCGATGTTGCGGTCACCGGCAGCGCCAATGTCAATGCCACGGGGGTCGCGGCTACTGGCCAAGTTGGAACGGCGACCGTCACCGGAGATGCCAACACCAGTCTGACCGGAGTATCCGGATCTGGCCAAGTCGGCCAAGTGGATGTGGCCGGGGATGCGTCGGTTGATGTGACCGGAGTATCGGCTACCGGCGCGGTAGGGTCGGTTACGGTTGATCTGGTTACCTCAGTCCTCGTTACCGGGGTTCAGGCCACGGGGCAGGTAGGTTCTGTCGCAATAGCTGCCGGTGCAAGCGTCTCTGTCACGGGCGTGAGCGCGACAGGATTGGTTGGCTCGGTTACCATAGAGTTGATTACGCCGGTTGTTGTAACAGGCGTCTCAGCTACTGGCCAAGTCGGCTCAGTTGTCATCACCGGAAACTGTAGTGTGTTCCCGGTGGGCGTGGCGGGGATCGGGCAGGTCGGTGTTGCGTTGGTCTGGGGGCCGATCGACGACAACCAAGTCCCGAACTGGGCGACCGTAGACGACAGTCAGACGACGAACTGGGTGACTGTGGACGACAGCCAAACAACGAACTGGGTCGAGGTTGTGACCTAGCGTCACAATAAAGGACGGAATCATGGCAAGTACATTCTCTACGAATCTCAAGATTGAGCTGATGGCCACGGGGGAGAAGTCGAACACGTGGGGCACTGTCACCAACACCAATCTTGGCACGGCGCTTGAGCAGGCGATCGTGGGCAAGGGCAATCCGAACTTTGCCAGTGACGCGAACCTGACGATTTCACTGACAGACAGCAACTCGGCCCAAGCAGCGCGGGCCTTGGTCCTTGATGTGACGTCCGGCGTCTCATTGTCCACGACCCGTGAGCTGGTGGTTCCGACGATCGAGAAGCAGTACATCGTCCAGAACAACACGACTGGCGGACAAAGCATCACGGTCAAGACCTCGGCCGGCACGGGCGTGACGGTGCCGAATGGCCGCAAAGCGCATCTGTACGTGGACGGCACGAATGTCGTGCAGATGGTGGATTATTTTGTCAGCCCGACGCTTGTTACTCCTGCGCTGGGGACTCCTGCTTCGGGGGTCTTGACCAACGCGACGGGGCTGCCGATCAGTACGGGCGTGAGCGGGCTGGGCACGAACGTCGCGACGGCGCTTGCGGTGAACGTGGGCACGGCCGGGGCGGTGGTTGTCAACGGGGGCGTGCTTGGAACGCCGAGCTCTGGCACGCTGACCAATGCGACGGGGTTGCCAATCAGTACGGGTGTAGCCGGGCTGGGCACGGACGTCGGCACGGCTCTGGCGGTCAACGTCGGCACGGCCGGGGCGGTTGTCGTCAATGGCGGTGTTTTGGGCACGCCGAGCTCTGGCACGCTGACCAATGCAACGGGCTTGCCGATCAGCACGGGTGTGAGCGGGCTGGGCACGAACGTCGCCACTGCGCTTGCGGTGAACGTAGGCACGGCCGGGGCGGTGGTCGTCAACGGCGGCGTCTTGGGTACGCCAAGCTCCGGCACGCTGACCAATGCTACGGGCTTGCCGATCAGCACGGGCGTGTCGGGCTTAGGGTCAAACGTCGCCACAGCGCTTGCGGTGAACGTGGGATCGTCCGGGGCGTTTGTTGTGAACGGCGGGGCACTTGGCACGCCGAGTTCTGGCACGCTGACCAACGCGACTGGGTTGCCATTGACGACTGGGGTGACTGGAACATTGCCGCTGGGTAATGGTGGCACGGGTCAGACTACTGCCCAAGCTGCGATGAACGCCTTCGCTGGGGCCACGACTTCGGGGCAGTATCTTCGCGGTACCGGCACAAACGTCGTGATGAGCGCCATTCAAGCCGCTGATGTGCCGACGTTGAATCAGAACACAACTGGTTCTGCCGGATCGGTTGCCAATGCTGTGACGTTCAATACGTCGGGCGGTGCTGCGGCTGGCACGACTTTTAACGGGTCCGCTGCACGGACGATTGATTACAGCACGGTGGGTGCACCCAAAGCAGACGGCACCGGGGCGAGCGGGACTTGGGGGATTAGCATTTCTGGAAACGCGGCGACTGCGACTACGGCGACAAACGGCGGCGTTACCAGTGTTAATGGTCAGACAGGTGCAGTGACTCAAACGTCGGTAGATTCAATCGGCAGTTATGTTGTCGCTTTGTATGTGCCCGGTACTCATCCAAATACAAACGCGTTTTCATTGAGTATTGGCGACACTATTGCGGGAAGTACGCTGCGTTACAACTATACTGCAAACGCATTTAATAATGGACGCTCCGACTATACTACTGGGAGAACAAGGGACTCATCTACAACATACGACGGCGGCGGTACGTCGTTGTCTGGCACTTGGAGGTGCATGGGCAGGCCCGGATACTCTTCGGAGTTTGTAGATCCTGACACAAGGTACGGTTGGTGGCCCGGTCTTTTTGTCCGTGTTTCTTGATCCACACAGCTTTACCCCGGGATAACGGAGGCCTAATATGCTCCCCATGCTCAGTGCTCTTCTGCCTTTTGCCGGCAAGGTCTTGGACAAGGTCATTCCGGATCCGGAGGCCAAGGCGCTGGCGGCTTTGACAGGAAACTGAAATGCCCCTGCTCCGACTCTTTCTCAAGCCCGGAATCGACAAACAGAACACCGAATACGGTGCTGAGGGCGGCTGGGTGGACGGCGACTACATCCGCTTTCGCTACGGGCTACCGGAAAAGACGGGCGGCTGGCAGTGGTTCAACGACGGGCCTGAGTACTTGGTGGGGATGACCAGCGAGGTATTCACTTGGAATGCCTTGGACGGGACGCCCTATGCGGTGGTCGGCACCAGCCGGAAGGTTTATGCGTTTGCCGGGGGCAACTGGGCGGACATCACCCCCATCCGCGCGACTGGAACGGTCACCTTTGACACCACGAACGGGTTGACCCGGGTCGTGGTCAACGACGTTGGGCATGACGCGTCCGTCGGTGACTTTGTAACATTCAGCAGTACGACCGGCGATCCGGGCGGCATACTCAACGCCTCTTTGAACAACGAGTTCCAGATCATCGAGGTGGTTGGGGCGGACGAGTACGCAATCACCTCGCCGACCGCTGCGACCAGCACGGCCACGGCGGCTGGATCGGCCGATGCGGCGTATCAGATCAGTGTGGGCGATGACCGCAGCTTCTTTGACTACGGCTGGGGCACGGGCACGTGGAACACGGGCACATGGGGCACGCCCCGTACCTCGGGCGTCCCGGTTCTTTTGCTTTCGCGCGTCTGGCAGTTTGACACGTTTGGGGAGGTCCTAATCCTCCAGCTTGTCAACGGAGGCATCTACGAGTGGACGCCGGATATCACGTTGTCCCCGCGTGCGACGGCGATTTCAGGCGCGCCCACCCGGAGCCGATACGCGCTGGTTTCAACGCCTGATCGGCATCTGGTCTGTTTTGGCACAGAGGGCACGATCGGTTCGACGAGCACGCAGGATCCGATGTTTGTGCGCTTTTCGGCGCAGGAGGACATCAACACCTTCGCAGAGACGGCCACGAACACGGCCGGCGGACAACGGCTCACGGACGGCAATGAGATCATCACGGCAGTGCGATCGCGAGGTCAGATCCTGATTTGGACGGATACCTCGCTCCATGGTCAGCAGTATCTGGGTCCGCCCTACACCTTCGGATTTCAGCAGCTTGGGGCGAATTGCGGCTGTATCGGGCCCCATGCGTCGGCTGACGTCAACGGCGTGGCGTATTGGATGAGCAAGGACGCGTTCTTTGTCTTCGACGGCACGGTCAAGAAGCTGGCGTGCACGGTGCAGGACTATGTGTTCAAGGACCTCAACGTCGTTCAAGCGCAGAAGGTGCATGTCGGCATCAACACCCAGTTCAACGAGGTGACGTGGTGGTACTGCTCGTTCACGAGCGACTATATCGACCGTTTCGTGACCTACAACTACTTGGAGAACGTCTGGTCCGTGGGCAGTATGCCGCGAACCGCGTGGCGGGATGTTGGGTCGTTTGAAAAGCCGATGGCCACCGAGTATGAACCGGACAGTACCGAAGCGACGATCTCCACCATTTACGGTCTGACGGCTGGGCGGACAGCGGTGTATAACCAAGAGGACGGGGTCAACGCGATCGATGAGCCATTGCCGGCTTACATCGTCTCGGGCTACTTTGACATCGGCGACGGCGACAACATGCTCCTGATGAGCCGGTTCATCCCGGACTTCAAAAATCAGGTCGGCAACCTGACGGTGCGGTTGCTTCTGCGGCCGTTTCCGCAGGCGTCGGCGAGTCCGAGTTCACTGGATCCGTATGTCATCACGCCGACGACGCAGAAGGTGGATACCCGGGCTAGGGGCCGACAGATTCAGCTCAGGATCGAGAGTGATGAGCTCGATAGCAACTGGCGGTTTGGGACGATGCGTGTTGACATTCAGCCGGACGGCCTCAGATGAGTAAGATCAACAATGTTCGCCTGCCGAATGCGATCACGACGAACTACAGCCCGGAGCAGTTCAACCAGTTGGTTCGTTCGCTTGAGCAGATCGTCTTCCAGCTCAACAACACCTACACGCCCATCACTAGTGAGAACACGGCCGGTGCGGCGACTTGGATGTCCGCCGGGTCAGGCGCGGGCGGCGGGTTTGCTGGCGGTGTGCGCGGCTTTCAACTCTCCAATGGCATCATCCTGCCGCATGCGATGCTGGTCTCAAATGTGGATCAGGACCTCACCAGCACGACAACCGAAGAGCTTCTGACCTACGACGTGGTGGCGCTCACCAACGGCATCCGGGTGGTGGACAACAGCAAGATCTATGTCCCGTGTTCCGGGCAATATCTGGTGACGTTCACGCTTCAGGTCTCCAATCGAAGCAACGCGGTGCAAGAATTTGAGGTCTGGGCCAAGGACACAGGCGTCAACTACTCTAGCAGCCGGACGCGCTTTGACATTCCGGCGCGTAAAAGTGGCTCAATTTGGTCTCACATTGTCCCTGCCATTACCGGAATCTTCACGGTCAACGACCCAAGCACCCACTACCTTGAGATCGCTTGGTGGGCCAGCAGCACCGATGTGTTCCTTGAGCACTATGCGGCCGAATCGACGCCCACCCGCCCTGCGATCCCTTCGGTAATTCTCACTATCAACTTTGTCTCGGCAGGCTGACCATGGCCAACAAGTATCTGAGGAAGTACCTGACCCCGTCATCGTCGACCGAGACGACGCTTTACACGACGCCGGCGGCCAATAGCGCAGTCGTTTCGTCGTTGCGTGTGACGAACGACAATGCCAGCACCTCCAACATCAGTGTGACCTTGTATCCGGAGGGTGGGGCGACGCCCTACAAGATGTTGAAGACTTATGTCTTGCCGACCAGCCAGACGTTGGATGCGTTTTCAGGCGTGCCGTTGGTTATGCAGGCTGGAGATGTGCTCAAGGTGACAGCATCAACCGCAGATGTGGACTTCTGGCTTTCGTATTTGGAAATGGATCGTACCTGATCGGTGGACAACGGGGCGTTTCCTAGCAGATAATCTGGCCTGAGAACGCGTCCTTTTCCGGCGCGCGGCCCTTTACAGGGCTATAGGCCACTAACGGAAAGGACTTCTATGGAAAACGAAGGAATCATGTCGCTCCCCATGGGGGAGGGCATGCCTGAGCAGCCTGCTCCGACGGCTGTATCAAGCGCGGACTCCTATGATGCGGCGAAGACCGCTCTGGGCATGACCAATCCTCAGGCGCTTGCGGAGATGAAGGCCTCCTTGCGCGAGAATCTGGCGGATGTAGACCTTACCCCGCGTGAGATTGACCAGCTTCTCTCTGTCTTTGAGCACCTGACGAACAACCCCCAAGACTACCAGCAGATCTTGCAGCAGTTGCTGGCGCGGGACATGATCGACCCGGGCGACATGCCGGAAGAGTACGATCCGGTGTTCGTGGGCGCGGCCCTTGCTGTTTTGAACGAGCTCAAGATGTCGCAGGCCCAAGGCGCGATGCAGCCGATGGCCGAAGGCCCGCCGATCGCCGCCCCGATGGCCATGGCCCAAGGCGGATTGGCCGACATGGCCGGCTATCTGGCCTCGCAGGGTCGGAACGGCGACACGATGCTGGCACACATCACGCCGGACGAAGCGGCGATGCTCCAAGCTCAGGGGGGCTCGGGAACGATTAACCCGAACACAGGACTGCCGGAATACTTCAAGAAGTTCTTCAAGAAGCTGGGCAGCGCCGTCAAAAAGGTCTTGCAATCCCCGGTCGGCCGGATCATCGGCACGATCGCGTTGGCCACGGTCCTCGGGCCGGCCGGCATGGGCCTAATGACCAGCACGGCCGCTGCGGCGGGTGTTGCTGGGGCGACCACGGCCTTGGCGGCGGGTGGTGGCTTGAAAGAGGCCTTGATTTCCGGTGCGCTGGGCTATGTGGGCGGTGGCGGCACGATTGGTGGTGTCAGCCCGCTTCAGTCTGTTGGCAGTGTGTTGCCCGGCGCGGCCGGCAGCGCGCTGAACACGGGCTTGACCACCGGCGCACTGGGCACGGGTGCGGGGCTACTCTTGGGGATGAAGCCCAAAGAGGCGCTCAAGATGGGTGCGACGGCGGGCCTTGTGTCGGGGGGCTTGCAGGCCTTGTCAGGGCCCACGGCCCAAGCGGCACAGCAGCCGGGAGCAGCAACCGAGATGGCGGGTCCGCCGGCCTCTGCCGCGCCGCAGAGCGGCATTTCTCCCGTCGGAACGGCGGCGCAGCAGCCGGTTATGCAACCTTTTGCGGGTGAAATGGGCACAGGGACCTATTCGCCGACCGGAGAAATCTTGGCCACGCCTCCGGCACCGAGTTTTGCCGGAGAGATGGGAACGACCGCGTCGACCCCCTACTCTGCATCGGGGCAACTGCTGCCACCCGGATCCAACCCCGCACAGCCCGGAATGTTGGGCCGCCTGACCACTGGCGCAAAGGACCTCTATAACCAGTACCTCTCCCCGAGCCGGCCCGGGCTGCCGGCGGATGCTGGTCTGATCCGTCAATACGCTCCGTTGGCAGCGGCCGGTACGGCGGTTGCCGCCGCCACTGGTGCGTTCAAAAAAGAGCCCTCGAACCCGAACCCGCTTTTTACACCAAAGACGGGTTTGGATTACATACGCGAGAACCCAGACATGTTCCGGGGCGGATTGGACAACCCGGCCATACCCGGGCCCTCGCCCGGGATTCGGCCCCCCTCTCCGTATATCCCGCCCTCCCCGTATATCCAGCCCCCTCCGGGAGGCATTCCAGTAATCAATCCAACGGGGATTACTCAGACCGTTGGCGGCATCCCGCAGCCCTACAATGTAAGCGGCCTTTACGGCCTCGGCCTCCCGCTCGGGCCCATCCGGACGGCCGCGAGCGGCGGTGAGATGCGCACAACGGAGTTCCCGCGCAAAACAGGCGCGATCAACGGCCCGGGAACCGGGACTTCTGACTCCATTCCGGCCATGCTGTCGGACGGTGAGTTTGTGTTCACCGCCCGGGCGGTGCGTAATGCGGGCAACGGTAGCCGGCGAAAAGGCGCAGCTCGGATGTACAAGCTGATGAAAATGCTCGAAGGCGGCCCGGTCAAGGGGAAATAAATGGCAGAAATCACCACCCAGCAGCAGATCGTCCGGGAGGCCCCGGAGGTTGAAGCCTATAAGATGAAGTTGTTGCAAGAGGCACAGAATCTTGCATTCAACGTCGATCGCACGCCGCTCTCCCAACAGATTCCCGCGTATGAAATCGCTGGTTTTGCCCCCGGGCAGCAGACCGCGATCCGAAGCGCCTACGACACCGGAATAGGCGCGTTCACCCCCGCCCTGACCGCTGCCCAGCAGTCGCTCGCAGGCGGTGTCAGCACGACCGGAGAAGCTGCTGACATCCTGCGAGGTGCCGATACGCGTGGGCAGTTTACCGACGCACAGCAGGCCATCCAGCGGGCGGGAGGAGCTGCGGGCGGGATCAGCTCGGGCCTTGGCGCGTTGACCACGGGCCAGCAGCTTGCGCTCCTGAACTCTCAGGCCAATCTGACCCCCGCCACGCAGGCCATTGAGCAGGGGATGGGCGGGCTCTCGCAAGCGCAGCAAATGGCCGCCTTGTCGGGCCAGCAGCCGGGCTTTGGCCAAGGCGTTCAGACCGCCATGTCCGCTGCGGAAGAAGCGCGCCTAGCTGCTGCACAGCCGGGCTTTGCCGCCGCGCAGCAGACGATTCAGCAGGGATTGGGGCAGTTGGGTGGGGCGGCTCAGGGGTACAACCCGGCTGCGGCTCAAGGCTTCATGAACCCGTATCAGCAGCAGGTGATCGACGAGGCGATGCGCCAAATCAATCGCCAAGGCCAGATTGCACAACAAAACCTATCGGCTCAGGCGGTTCGATCTGGGGCGTTTGGAGGCACTCGGGAGGGTGTGCAGCGTGCGGAGCTTGAGCGTGGCCTGATGGAGCAGAAGGCGGGGACGATCGCGAATCTGTTGAGCCAAGGCTACAACCAAGCGCAGGCCAATGCAATCGCCACGTTTGAGCAGCAGCAGCAGCGGCAGATGGCTGGTGCGCAGGGCATTGGGCAGTTGGGCGCGCAGCAGGCCGCGATTGCCGCGCAGCAGGCGGGCTTGGGCCAGAACGCGGCGCAGCAGCTTGCACAGGCCGGGCAACTGCAAGCTCAGACCGCTGGTCAGCAGGGGCAGTTGCAGCAGGGCGCGGCGGGCTTGTACGGCAACTTGGCGGCGCAGCAGATTGGTGCGGGTCAAGGCTTGGGGCAGTTGGGCGTCCAGCAGGCAGGCCTCGGACAGCAGGCCGCCGGCCAGATGATGCAGGCGGGCCAAGGCATTGCAAACATTTACGGCCAGCAGGCGGGCCAGTTCCAGAACATCGGACAGGGCATCGGTCAGTTGGCCGGCCAGCAGTTCAACATCGGTCAGCAGCAGGCGATGGGCCTTGGTCAGTTGGGCGGGCAGATGGGTCAGTTGGGTGTTCAGCAGGGTGCGCTGGGCCAGACGGGTCAGGCGATGTATCAGGGCGATGTCAACTTCCTGTACAACGTCGGTCAGGCCGATCAGGCACGTCAGCAGCAGTTGATGGATGCGCAGCGCGCGAATACCTTGCAGCAGGTTTACGCGCCGTACCAGCAGGCGGCGTTCCTGTCCGACATTTATCGCGGTGCGCCGTCCAATCAGATGGCGACGACTGCCACGAGCCAGCCGTCTGCCAGCCCGTTCCAGCAGGCAGCGGGGATTGCCATCGGGGCGGTGAGCGCAGCTACTGGGGCGAAAAAAGCGGGCCTGTTCGGGAATTAAGGGGAGTTGAAAATGCGGAGTTTTTTACGTCGGAATCGCCCAAGTGCACAGCAAATGATGACGGAGCAGTTTCCGCCTCGTCC